CGATCTGTTCAAACATACTCGAAAAAGAATTTGGGATTGCTAAATCAAATCTACTTCCCTTTTTTCTAGTATTTATCTCTAACCCAAACACTTTCTTTAAGCTCTCTTTAATAAGCATTAAGTCACCATAACTTAAGTTATTTAAATGCAGCCTATAATTCGGTTTAGAGTTTGTCCATCTCGTGTCCATATATCTGCTACCATCAGCCATAAATGCAATCGCAAGGAACTCAGCATCCATAAAGGTCAGCATATGCGGATCAACAACTTTTCTACCCGCAATATACATCCGCTCGTGAATTTTTGTGAAGATCGGGTGATTATGACTCTGTAACCTAATTTGCTGCTTTCTGTCAAAGCCATCTTTAGTATATATCTGTGGCAATGACTTATTGTAGCCTATGGGGAGCCCATTCAGAGTTTCAATTACCTTGTCTATGTAGTCCTCATTTTGTTGCAGCATATTCACTACCAAACAACCGTTAATAGAGTTACCTGGAAACATAATATGCCCATCAAACATTGCGTATGCATATAACAGCTTATTCAGATCTTTAATCATAGTCGTTACACCTCTCATATCGAGTTGGTACGGTATTGGCCCTAAGGCTATCCACCGTGTTTAGATAAGTTAATTCAAAAATTATTACTAATTTAGGCCGCTAGCAATTAACGGATTGTAGCCCATGACGCCTGGATCAGGATACTGTGTCTCACCAAGCCTACCAACCTTACGACTAAGCTTTAAGTTAATTAGTCCATACGGTTCGCCCTTGCCCTCATAGCCATCCCAGAAGTATTCATGGAGATCGCGAATATCATGACAAACCACACTATTGTTTGACATGGCCCTCCAGGAGGGAATGTTACCAAGATCCCAACGCTTAGCAAGGAGGAACTCAATATCATCACAATCACCTATTGCTATTTGCGCACTGCGACGTACGTTACCAGCCACAATAATATGACCAATAATATTCATAATATCTAGGGCGTCAATTGGACGGATCTTTTTGCCTGATCGTTTAATTCAAATTTCAGAGATTTTTCCGATGCCCCAACATAAGTCTTCAGGTCCGCTTGCGACACCTCCAAACCCTTTGATAGGAGAACCTTTACCACGCACAGCCTGCGTAGAGTACGTAAAAGTGCCTTTTTCTTGTCGTTCACTAAGAAAAGCTGCTTTAAGTGTTTTCGCAAGGAACCGAACCCACCCCTCTCGTGAATCTGGGATAATAAAGTCTGCTCCTCCATTGTCAACTCTAGTAGGTGCTTTAAACCACTCTCTAACTGTTGGTAACTTTTCTACATGTTCCCTCTGAATGTTATAACCGACACCTGAGCCTAGAGCAAGCATATCCATACACCAGGTAAAGGGTACAATAGGGTGGTCTACAACAGTAAACGCGCAATTCTGCAAGCTGGCCAGACCCAGCCTATCTACTGTAGCTGTGCCTAACTGCCAGAGAAACCTACCAGCAACACTACATTTGAGTTCTAAGCTATGACGACGAAAACGACGTATTTCATCTGCCGAGAAGTTAACACCTAGCTGTGTTTGGCAAGCGTTAATAACCCTGTCAATAGTCTGGGGGAACTCCTCAGTAGGGGCATTCTCAGAATCACTATCCACTAATTTACGTGAATATGTTCGTTTATAGGTCAATAACCCAACTGTACTCCAGGGTGTTACTATCTCCGGCTCTGGTGCAGTGACAGTGTTAACTATCTCACCTCTGAGTCTCATTATAGACTGCGCTGCACTCTTAGTTGTTATCCCGCTTAAGGATTTTGCGGGTTTCTTTACGGCTGATTTTATTGTTTTTACCATCTTCCTCTTCCGGGAAATATGAAATTGATCCATTATAGCACGTATAACAAGTATAAGGCACTCCGTCTTCGTCTAGCTCCTCATACCACCGGTCAAAACAGCTTGGACACTCAATTCTCATGTGCAGACAACTCCGCTGCTAGCTTCTCATATCTCCAAACAGCTAGCGGAGTAAGCTCATTATCTTTCTTTTTTAACAATCGTATTCTACAATTGTGGGTGTCGTTTACAAATCGGTAGCTACCACTCACACGATCTACACCAAACATCTCTGTTATATTAGGCGTCTGTGGAAACATAAAACTCCTGTGTTATCGGCATGCCATACTTCTTCTGTATATGGTTAACAAAGGACATTATCTCAATATAGTCACCCTCCCAGCCATACGCCTCAGCCTCACGCACTAGCCGCTCTACAAATAGACTATCATTATACTTCTTCATCTTAACGTCAAAATCTTCTGAAGATACCATTAGAATTCCTCAAATTGTTCACTAACGTATTCACTCGTCGCAGTTAATCTGCCAGTGGCATGGTCATAGACAGCTCCAGGAACTCTACCTGTTAGCCCAATTGTTCTAGACTTTAGTACTGACATTTCAATCGTGTTTCTGGTATTCTCATCAGGCGCCACCATATTTCTAGCGAATGCTATAATATCAAACGATACTTGCTTAATACTGCCGCTACCTCTAATATCATCCATTGTAGGGAGATGACCCTCTTCGAATGGCTTTTTGCCAGACGCAACTTTACGTAAATGGCTTACAAGCCCGATCCACACGTTGTGTCTCTTCACAAGTCGTAGTAAATCATTCATTATCTTATCTATTGCAGCATTACCTTCCAGGTCTCCAGCACCTTCTGAAACTAATATTGTAATGTGATCAATTAGTAGATACTTACAACCCATTAAACACATATACTCAAGTTGATCAACAATTGAGCCATCTTTAATAGCACCCTGGTGGTCCAGTACAACTACTCGGTCAGTGCCAAAGATCTTGTCAAAGCCTACACGAAGATCACCATCGGGTATCTCTTCATTAGCTGGATTTCGATTTATTGCCATTCCTGATAGTTTAATACCTGTCTCGCCTGGGGATTCCTCTAGCGATATGATGCCAATCTTGTCTGTTGTTGTCTCAATTACATGTAGGCAAACTTCACGGATTATTGTTGATTTGCCACTTCCTGTACCAGATATGAACAGGGCAATCTCACCCATACGCATACCCTTAATCTTGCTGTTTATACCAGTCAGGCAATCAGGGTATGGGACGCTAACTACCGAATTTCTCTCAGTTATCTGCTTCCAGATATCCTCAGTTTTAATTATTCCAGCGGGTGAATATGGTGCAGCATCCCAGATGTGTCGATATAGAGCCTCCCAACCATGCTTCATCAGCACATCGTTGGGGTCTTTACAGTCTGAGGATGGTTTCCAAAGCTTTACCTTGTCAATACCAATTATCGATATTGCCTTCTTGGTTGCCTCTTCACCATTATCGTCCATATCAAGGCAGAGAACGACCTCCTGAAAGCTTCGGATCCAGTCCCTGTGTTTCAGTAGACCGTCCAAACTTGTGGAGCTAGGGACGCTAACTACTGGGTAAAACTTACTGTATTTATCATAGGTTGCCTGGGCAATACTGAGAGCATCAATCTCACCTTCAGTGATTATCAATCGCTTACCGCCACCACTAAACAAGTCCATACCAAACAGGCCATCTGGTGCAGGCGTGCCTATCCATCTGAAGTCTTTAGGGAGCTTCCTGCACTTGTAGCCGGTTTGATTGTTATAGGGATAATAGTGAGCATCAATCTCGCCTGCTGAGTTGAAGCTAGACTTGACGTTGAAAAACTCACAGACTACTTTTGTTATACCTCTCTCTTTAAACCCTCTGGAGATATAGCCCTTTATCTCCTCTATAGGCAGTTCTTTATGTTTCGGCTTAGTCTCTTTTGGTACATGGACCTCGTTGATATCGTGTCCTTTCTTAAAGAATGTGCTACAACTGAAACAGTAGGATGTCCCGTCGTCATACATTTGTCTTGCGTCAGAACTCTTACAGGTCTTTTGGTTGAGACACGCCAGGTTCCGTTGAGCTATGTTTCCCATCTTTTGGTGTGCCTGTATTTATAAAAAGTGATGACAATATTAATATATTTACCCCAACTAAAAAATATTCCACTGGCGACCATTTTGCCTGGTAGAATGCTACTACTCCTCCAGTTAGCATAATACCAAACCCAATTAAGCCTAATAGTATTCCAAGTATCTTTAACATCAATTCAAACCTGTCTATTAATCATTATAATGCCCTCGGTGAATCAAATTTTAGTCCTTTGATAATCTTGCAAATTCCGTTGGCATCACCCTCAATCCCTTATCCAGTACCCATTCCGGGACCATACATTCATATTTATTTTCACCACGATACTCTTCTTCAACTTTTGCAGCCTCTAGCGCGGCATGCTTTTTTACTGTAGACACCAACCACATAACTATGGTTCTCGGTGTTGCCATACCGATATGCTGTTACTGTGTAGACTGTTTTGTTCAAATTATGCCTCCATTGGTTTATCAGCACCGACGACTCGCATTACTTGTGCTAACCTGTCCCTGTGTCGTTGTGAAATTGGTTCTTTAACTACCCAAGTCACCTTATTAATCATTAGATTATACCACTTGTCTCTACGGTATGGTGACTCCACATACATCAGTGACCAAGTCTCCGCATAACTAAGTGTGCCTTTTGTCTTGTATTGCTCAATTGCAATAAACTCAAAGCCTTCTTTACCATAATTCTTAACTGATGCTGATAGTTCTTTACTGCTGCTAATATACCAGCGCCAGTTCAAGTCAACCTTCTTTCGTCGAGTTGTACCGTCTACTAGCTGGTTAGTCTGAAAGTTCTTTTTACCAAGGTACAGCTTATCCGTGTTATGATCGATAATTACATAGATAAAACCAGTGTAACCCGGTCCTGCCAAGTCCTCGGGAAACTGCCAATGGCCATTACCTGTGTACTTGGTGGAGTCTACACGAGAGCCTACTTTGCCCTCTAGAGATACCATTACACGTTTCTTCTGCGGAGCCTCTACAGGTTCCTCCTTAAATACTGTTCCAATTAGTGCAGAGGGAAATACGAACTTAATTTCTACATCTGTAGTCTTGTCCTCGTTTACTATTACCTTCTCCTCGATAGGCGGGAAAGTAAATTGAGGCTTCTTATTTTCTTCCATTGGACTATGCCTCTTCATGTACGCGGCAACGGCCCTGTCGTGTGCCGCCCAGTCAGTTGCTTTATATACCATACTAGTGCGTTGTTACAATATATCCACCTTTTACCTTTCTAAAGCTAAGGTGTATACCGGCAGACAACCAACACTTAATCGTTGCTAGGGACACTGTCGGTATCGCGGTAATCCTTTATGAGTAATTTAGGTATATTGGTTATACGCAGGATGCAAGTGGCTCCACAATTAAGCCATAGCGTCTTTCCATCCTGTGTGACTGATATCTCAATTTGTTGTAACGGGAAGTTCAGATCTCGCATTACTTTATCTGAAACATCAAACTCGGCTACCTTGAAACGGTCTTCATTAACCATTGGTGTTTTCTTACCTATGTTTTGTTGTATTTTCCAAGCATTCGCACGATCATCATAGAAGCCTGAGTGTGAGCACTTGCCAACCTCACATTCACAATATGGAGAATGGCATGGCTTTAACTGTTCTCTATCTTTTGGGAGTATTACTATGCCCTTACAAGCTGGACATTTTCTGCGACACCTTACAGAGGCCTTTATAAACTCAGCTCTACAGTTGAAGTTAGTACAACGAACCCAGCTAGGGTCAAAACACGTTGTATACCACATTTATTCTCCTATCCGTTGTGTTTCAGTCAAGGCGTCCTGGTAACAGAGTGGCGCTCGCAGGTTTGCCACCAGTCGTGCAAAACGGCCCCGACTGGCAGTTTTGGCGGCCAGCTGATGCCTCGGTACGGCTCAGCCTACGGAGTGCTCCACGGCCCGAACTTGGGGATTGGCACTACTGTCGCGTCATCGGGAATACTTGCTACAATTTCAACTATCTTAGGAATTTCCACTAGTTCCTCAGTGGCAGGCATTACTGTCTCAATATAGTCCTCGTACGGACAAAAGTTCCACCCATCTAAAGAAAACATATCGTCATGTGTCTTCTTAAGGTACAGTAGCTTACCATTTAAGTCCAGCTCAGTCTTCCAGCTATTTCCGAATGCACCCTGGTAGGCCTCAGATACAACATATTGAAACTCTGCCTCAGTCGAGAATGGCGCTAAATACTTTGTGGCTCGCACATCACCAACTTTAGGGATACCCTTTATATTATCAGTAGGGTCGCCCTTTAAGAGTTGTTCATAGAAGAACCTAAGGGACGCCTCAGGTGTCATTACGAGGTGGTTCTTCTTATGTATCTGGTAGTGCTTACCTGGTATACAAAGGAGGTCCTTATCTATACTGCAAATGATATAATCTTCACCCTTTGCTTCGCACTCTGTTTGCCATATGCGTAGTTGATCATCCGCTTCCATACCATGTGCAGCTATTGCTAAACCAGCCTCAACTGCCATTTCTCGCAGTAATGGGACAAATACATTTCGCTTAGAGGGGTCCGCATGCCTATTAGCTTTGTATGCAGGGTACAGATCGTCCCTAAAGTTTCCATTACCTTTTACAGCAACTAACAACCTATCAGCAAAGCAGATTTCACTCAGTTCTGTAAGAAACTTCTGAAACTTATCCCATGACTCGAAGAGGTAATCTTCATCTTCCTCTTTGGTAAATTCGCATTTATCCAGCTCGTAGATGGTGTAGCGCGTACCATCTTTAACACGAGCACCGCATGAGCCATACGCTACCACATCACCATCAATTATTGCTACTGTCAAGTTATACCCCGACTATTAGGATTTTTAGATCATTACGCCGCATTATATTATTCCACAGCGTATGCTGGTACTGATGTATATCTGAGTCTCCAAACCAGGTTTGATTAGTTTCCCAGTACTCCTTGTCATTGTAGTCGTGTCGTATTGGGCGTTGTTTAAATGATGCTTTTAGTAGGTTACCAGCCCGCCTATATGCCATATATGCGTGATTGATATCACCACCGCCATAGTATGCAATGCCCAATATCTCGTCTTTATACGCCAGATCGAAACGCTCAGGTATTATTCGAAATCGCGCCATTGTGATATTCCTGCTACCATCTTTAAAGTCTATTCGTGGTGCTGTTACGTTGACTTCAAGTAGCCGTTTTTCTATTTCATCCATATATCACCGATTTCCAGGTCGTATTTTAACCTTCTGGATATCCATCTTTGAGGCCACACCACGACCCCAGGGCGCATATTTATTGCGTTCAAGCCGCTTGTAGTCAACATAGGAAACGACTTTCATGAACATTGCATCCCGTCTAACAGTCGCCAACGATAGTCGGCTGGGGATAACTTTAGGTGTGATACCGAATGACATCATAGTAGTTTGCTCCATCCGTAATCAATAAGAGAGATTGAGATGAATAATAAACCAATAGACGCTGTGATATCGCATGCCTTCAACCGCTGTGTTAACTTACGGCCTGCGTAAAGACTATTGATGAAATAGTGATTTGCCGTGAGTGAGATAAACAATAGTATAATGCCAATCGAAAACAGCATTGTATGTCCTTTTAAGGGATGAATCTAAGTATCCTGTTGTTGGGTTGTACACACTCAGCATCTTCCCAGGCCTGTGCCTCGTCTTCTGGTACCTCTCCATCTAAGCTAAGGGCAATTCCCAAAGCAGTCATAAACATATGGCCATTTACATTTTTTGTTTCATTTTCGTGAGTAAGACGATCCCGTACCCGATACGTTACTGTATTATCTTCTTCTAGTTCGAAGCTAATATAGGTGTCTTCTAGTGTTATATTCCCTGCAATCATTCCCATACTCCATATGATCTAAATGAGCCATCTTTGTTGAATATAAGGTGTAGCGTAAAGTCACTGTAACTGATACCCTCATCTGTCTCTAGTAGGATACCATTTTTGTATCTCTCATCGGTGGGATAAGAATCCTCACTCTCATTAAATATAATACCTGTTCTCGTTAAGATGTCTCGCCATTCCTCTAGCATTGTCATTTATATATCCAAAAATTTGTTGTAGTCTTCAATATGCCAGATATCACCATTAGGAAATGCATAGCAACCATCTACTAAAAGCTGATGCTGCACAAGCAGATGCCATACATACATTTCGTTTTCTATAATAAAACTAGAAAGAAATTCCCTTTCCTCTATAGATAGTTTTGATAGCATATCCTCTACTTGCATATTTGTACCTCTTGTATGTTAGGCCTCTGTAAAAGGGTAGTGTGCCAGTTGAATAGATTGGTGTAGATATACTGGCGAATATCCGAAGAAAGGAGAAGGGGCTGGTTCACGCGTGTCCTAGTAGCAACCAGCCTCAGGTTCATTAAGTATAGTCTCATCTACTCACGAGGTTGTATACTCCCATGCAATGAAGTGCTACTAGGTGGAGTTGTTCTATTAGTAAATTTCGCCTGTTGCTTTATATAGCGCGAACTTGATATTCGATACTACAATAGTCATATCCATGCCAAGCTGATGATAACTCAAAAAGTCAAGTAAGACTTTCGCTTCTGCTTCACTAAGCTCTACAGCGATTATGTTATTCTCCATGCAATCCTCGTTTGCCAATAATACTTAAAGTGCCTTATGCGACCCGTCCTAATATTCTGTCGCCACCAGCCGCCACCTGGGCTACACCATACACGATACTCACTAATGGACCTCATACCAATTGTCCCCTATTTTAGCTTCGCCATCCATTATCTCAACACCAAATAGTTTGGGACCTTCTTTAAAGGCCTCCTTAGCAATGATAGCAGCCCGCTCAGCATACTCTTCAGGCACAATAAAGTCAATTTCATCATGCATAAAGATACATGGTTGATACGGGATATTCTCAGCCTCTAGTCCTTCTGCCGTAAGCATGAGGGCGGCACTACAGGTAGCTTTTTCTGCAGCTTGGAGAAGATATACAAGAAGCTTATGGAAACTATCGCAGTAAATGCGGTTCCCAGCAATACCCGGTATGTAGCCGTCGCCATATTGTTTAGTCTTGCCATACACCCTTTCTAGTTTCTCAAGTAGCGCTTTAAATCCAGGAACAGCCTTTGTAAAGCCTGACTTTAGTTTATTGCCTTTAGTCTCGTTTATGACATCAAATACATAGCTCCACAGTTTACCACCAGACGCACCAAACAGAAACGCATATAGTATTCGCTTAGCCTTACCTCTGATTACAGTAAAGTCTATGCCCATCTCTAGCAGTACCTTTGTTAGGACATCTGCATTATATTGGTGGATGTCCCCGTTTAGCAACTGGTGTGTAAACTCCTCGCTCTTAAGGTAATGCGCTAGGCCTCTGGCTTGATTACCGGCAGAATCCGCACCTATTAGCTTCCAGCCAGGTTTAGCAATAAATAACTTACGCATCTCCGGCCCCCAAACACTGTCAGCAGCCGGCACATTAACGATAATCTTATGACGCATCCGCATGCTCGGTGTGCCGATTGTCATGCAATCGCCATGCAAATTACCATTAGCATCAACCTCTGCTAGCCAGGTTTTCAGGATACTGTGTCTAGATTTAGTAGTAAGAAACTCACAATATAGCTTACCGTCACCGTGCATACACTCCAGACTATCCTCAGTGATCTTGCCTGAAGTCTGTATCTTCATAAACCTGCCAGGCCTGTCGGGGTTCTCTACCCTCTTAGAGTTATACTCAGTTGGGACCCAGCCATTTCTGTATAGAAATATTTTAACGTCATCTATACTATCGATGTCCAGATCTTTTATTACAATTCTAGAGTAGGGCCCTTCCACCAGTCTGTCTTCATCTTGCCCCGAGAACTCATTTATACCAAACCAGTTGGCTGTGTGCATATCGTATGCAGTCACCTTCATGTAAAAACATGTATGAGGTCAAAATAAACAATACATGCTATATACGGAAACGATCTTATTTACGCATACTATGATAATATATATAACAGTAAAATTATACGT